ATTATCTTTGCTGATCATCATATTCACGTTTTTCTCTTGCGATACGATGTATCTCATCGCGTTCAATTATACTTTTTTCTAATTCTTCGATTCGATTCATAATTTGAACACGTTGGTCAATTGATTCGATTTTGCTAATGATTCGATAACGTAGGTCAATGATATGAGTTGAGAAAAAACTAATATATCCGCCAAATTCTTCATCGTAAAATCCTTTTGTAGTATCTTCTAATGTTTTCTTTTCATAAATTTCGACATGATAATCTGCTTCTTTGGTGTTAAGAATTCGCTCCACAGGAACCGTCTCGTCTTCAATATAGAAATATCCGTCAAATACAATATGTCCAGGTTCGTTGGTAATAATCTCCTTCATATAAGGGTTTCGTCGTGTAGAACTTTCCCATTCAATCCAATCATCTGGTATTTTATCATAGACAGATGAATGATTCATATCCGCAAGAATAGCCTGTACTAAATCATTAGATTCTCCAATTTCTAGAGGACGATGATCCATTAAAAATAATACCTAATATATTCTTATCTATATGGTTTCTTAAGCAGTCTCACCTTCTAACAATGACCTATCATATTCCTCGATATCCGCATCTTCATCGAAGAGACGCATCTGTTTGAAGGTCGTCTTGTCCGAAGGTTCGCCACATTTGTCGCATAGACGCTTGTATAAATCGGTCTGATTGAGTTTGCGACCCATACCACCACCCACAGATTCATACCAATTTTTGTACACACGGAAGATATCTTTGATTTTCGCTTCATAACCGCCTTTCTTGACTTCACGGATACGTGCATTCATGAACTTCGCCACGGAATCAAACGACTCTTGATATTTGTTCGACTCCTGAGTCACAATGGCGGGCACTTTACCAAGTCCTCCATGAAGATACTCTGTCTTGTAGATGTGTACTAGGCGTGACATGAAGAGAGTGCGCCAGTTTCGCATTTTGGTGTCTAGTTGATTGTCACGTGGATAAATATGTTCCTTTGGTTTTACCTCGTCTACACCAGGGTCAACAAACTTCGACTCAAACGGAACCGCACGAACACGGCGCCAAGTACCTCGGTCCATGGTATTAATCGCAGGGAATGCGTTACACAACATAAAGATTTTGCCTGTGATTTTGAACTTAGTTTGGTCCTCGAAGAGACCACGGGCTTCTACATCATCTTCACCTGTAAACTGCTTCATACGAGAAGTATTCAACGGTTCACGGTCATCGGGTTCGGCCATATAAATGAATCGCTTGTTGCGAATGGCCATGATATCAGGATTCGCCGCACCGGATTCAGGTCGCTTACGAGTCATTGCTGTGGATTGAAGGGAGGATGCGTAATCACCGAGCGCCATCGACATCAGGTCCACCAACTTTGACTTACCATTACCACCTACACCAATCCAGGTCTCATAGGTCTGTTCTTTGTTGGCACCTTCCAAACAGGATGCCAGTTTGCGCCACATGTAGGCACGGAGTTCAGGCTTGGGGAACACTTTCTCCATGAAGTCGTCGATTTCAGCATGAATGGGAGCTTGTTCGGGGTCACGAGGATTGTATTCTACGTAGTCAATCGGGTCGCAATTTTTCGTGGCATATCGTCCTGCCATAAATGTTACAAAGTCAGATGGTTCAGCCTTTCGGAAAATAACCGTGTAGCTCTCTTTCCCATCGGCGGTGGTACAGGGCGCATGAAGATCAATGATACCATTGTTAAAACCAATCAAGTATTGATTGGCATTGAGTTTTTGGGAGAAGTCCTCTTCATAGAAGATGCCGATACAGTCTTTCATAACGGAATCCTTAAAGCCAGATTGATAGAGAGATTCTTCGATTTTTACGAGTTTCTTAAGACGTGTCTCTTCCCATGAAGTTTCACGTTCACCGGTTCCTGCTGCCATTAGTTGTCTGCGAATTTTTGTACGAGTATCGGAAATGACCTGGGCCACTTCCGAAATCATCTTATTTCGTAGTTCGATACCTTGGGGGAGTTTCTTCCAATAGATACCCGTGAAATGGTACCATTCTACTTTCTTGGAATCGACTGACGCGCAGTAGTCGTTTTTGTACATGAGTTTCATGAGACGTGCGACATGAGTATGAGTCACATCCACCTCACGTTCTACGAAATCAATAAAGCTAGATTTCATAATTTGATGGTATTTTGCGGGGTTGTCGTCTTTGGCCCATTGATGAAGGGAGCGTTCTGTCAAGGGGTGTTCGTTATGGGATTTCGACATTTTAATCCATTCACGACGATGTTGACCCACTTCATGTTCGTTAAATTTCGGGGATTTTTTACTGAATTCCATCCACAGATTGAATCCATCATCGGATGGGTCCATGTGGTGAAGACACCAACCGACTTCCATCCATTCCTTGTAAGGTCCTGCGCGAGCAGGGGATAGACATTCCATCACCAATTTCTTGACGGTTTCCAGTTTATCCAATGCGAGTTGTTCATGGACATTGTTGGAGGTCAATTGAATAATGGGGGCTTCTTCTCGCCCCTCTTCCGCTTTTAGTGTGGGGCTAGAAGGATTAATTGTACCACGCTTACCAGTACAATAATCAAGACGTGTTTTCCATTCGTCTTGTGCTACTTCACGAAATGGCACTTGTTCCACACGCAGATTGTGGCGAATGGATAGAAGTTCCAAGAGTTGACGAGAAGAGTAATCATCTTTGTTTTCTTCGTAAAATCGGTCACTTGCGGGGTCATACACATAGACAGACGCAAGTTGATAGGCGGGAATATCGGGCTTTGACTCGCCATAGAAGAACCAGCCGTTTTTCTTGACAATCGCCTCATCAAAGATGTCTTTCTCCGCATTAATGTATCCTGTTTGTTTAAAGGTATTGGTCAAATTCAAATACTCAAGTGAGCGATGTCGAAGTACTTGTTGGTGTTCGGAATTAAGAATCAGGTCAGGGCATTGAATATGGACGCCATCTTTGATGGAGCGATGAACTGATTTTTTGTCTTCATACGGAGCGGCACGAAGTGTAATGAAGAAACGGAGAGGTTTATCGTCAAGTTGGTAAAAGGTAGTAATGTTTTCAACGTATGCTTGGATGAAAGAGTGGATATTTCCCATTTCAAACTGACGTTGAATGGCACGTTCGGCGGGATACTTGAAATCGAGGTCAATGAGGATCGGAGTCATCGAATCGCATCGACGTTGCTCCACCAGATTAATCGGTCGACGCTGTTGAGTAAACAAATATTCATGGAGAAGGTCAAGGAATTGCGGGTATTCTTCATCTTTGACCATGAACTTTCCCTTCATGAGACCCATGCCGGTAAAGGAACACGCGTCGCCCTTTTCCGTTACACGGTGCTTGTCAAGGAAGATGCCGAGCGGAGTCTCCAATACGTTATCAACAAGAGTTGGAGGCATTGTGGTACGACTCAACATCCCTTTTTTTAGCCATCAATTTTTATCGGAGCAAAATACGGCAATATCATTGTTTCATTAAATAAAAGTAAATTGATATAAAACGAATGTATTAATAGGATGCCAAAATTTAAAACTCCGAATACACGGAAAAATAGAAAAACGCCATATTCGCGTAATAAGGAAAAGTTGAATGCGAATGAAGAGTATGATAGTATTATTAATGGAATCTTCAATTGTGAACTTCCTGCTTTAAATTTGAGTCCATCGGCAAATACAGCATCGGATGAAGAATATCGTTTATCTGTTGGGCGATTTGAGCCTATGCCATTCGATCATTATGAACGAAAGTATAATTATTTGAAATTGTGTACACTAGAAAAAGCGCATCAATATGCCAGACAGTATTATCAATCATTTATCGGTCAAGGTGGTCTTCCCACAAAATCATATAAGAAATTGCTTACACGTGTGATTCAGCGTCTCGTTAAATTTAATGAATCACAACTGTATCAGCTTCAATTATTCTTTTTTTCATGGGATGCAAATGAAGCACTGACGGGTATGTTTCGATTAACCTCTCCACCTGACGAATCGGATCCAAATTATTTAGAAACAGATGCGAGTACGCATCGTATTGTCGAATCCATTATTCAGTATCTTCACGCAGAACAGGATATCATTTTTTATAATCCATCAAATCGTGTGATTGAGTTATCCAATTCGTTAATTACCCATTTGATCAAGTTAATGATGCTTAAGAAACGAGAAGGACTACTTAGTCACAATCATTCCAATACATGTTCATATGGAAATTCATGTTATCGTAATCCAATTCATCAACTAACGGTTCATTCTCCATTTTTACGAACAGGTGGTTCAAGGAAGACTCGTAAACGCAATCATAAAAATTGATTTAAATCCCATCCACACAGAATAGGAAGACCATGAAAGAGACTGACTTTTGCCCGACGTGCCGATACTATTTGTATTTGGACCAAAATGACAAGACACTCCGACGAATCTGTCGAAATTGTGGATATCAGGAGGAGGACAAAAAAGGTGGATTGATTTTGGAAATTGACTTGAAAGAAAAAACGTCAGAAGGATACAAAATTCTGATGAATGAATTCACACAACGTGATCCGACACTTCCGCATGTCAATACCATTAAATGCCCGAATGATCAATGTGAGTCAAATACTTCAGGAAAGGAAAAGGATGTCATTTATCTTAAATATGATGCGGTTAACCTCAAATTCTTATATATCTGTAATGTATGTAACGCACACTGGCGATCTAAGGCATAAAATCCCATATTAATCAGAAATGAAAGTTCTTGTAGTAGGCGCGGGTCTATCAGGATGTACCATTGCCAGAACATTAGCAGAAAAAGGGCATCATGTTACAATTATTGAAAAAAGAAATCACATTGCGGGAAATTGCTATGACGAAATCGATCAAAATGGAATTCGTGTGAGCAAGTATGGGGCTCATCTTTTTCATACGAATTCGGAACGAGTATGGGAGTTTGTGAATCGATTTGCGGAATGGGTTCCATGGTATCATAAAGTGATTGGTCGAATTGGAGATACCTATTTTCCCATCCCTGTCAATCGAACTACAGTTAATACCCTATGTGGTACGCATCTTGAAACAGAAAAAGAGATGAAAGAATGGCTTCAAGAAAATGCGATTTCATCGGTAGAACCCAAAAATAGCGAGGAGGTAGCATTACAACGAGTAGGACCGGAACTATATGATAAGATTTTTAAGGATTATACGTATAAGCAATGGGCAAAGTATCCTGCGGAGCTTGATCCGAGTGTGCTTGCGCGCATTCCTGTTCGAACCAATGATGAAGAGGGATACTTTTCAGATAAGTACCAAGCATTACCAAAGGATGGGTACACGGAATTTGTACGATCGATGATCGATCATGAACGGATCTTTGTTCAACTATATACTTCCTATACGGATGAAATTGGATCGCAATATGATGTGATTTGTTATACCGGTCCGATTGATCTATTTTATGCGGATCAGGGATTTCCAAAGTTAGAATATCGATCGATTCAATTTAAGACGGAATATTTGGAACAAGACCAGTTTCAGCCAAATTCTGTCGTAAATTATCCATCCGCATTAGAACCTTATACACGAATTATAGAGTATAAGCATTTTTTAAATCAAGAGGTTCCAGGAAAAACAACGATTGTAAAGGAATACAGTGTCGCAGATGGTGATCCATATTATCCTGTTCCAACCGCAAGAAATAGGGAAGTGTATGAAAAATATAAGGAACTTGCGATAGAAGAGGAGAAGAATAGAGTATTTTTTGTAGGGCGGTTGGCGAATTATAAGTATTACAATATGGATGCGGCCATTGAGAACGCACTAAACGAATGTGATCGAATTTTACTCTGTGTGAGTTAGAATAACTCAGAGTTGTAATTGGGTATTACTCTGTGTGAGTAAAGATCATGGTCCAGAATCGTTCTAATGCGAAGCCCTCTGGAGGGTTAACATGATATTCCATAATGTGAAGAAGATTTTCATAAAAAGATTTGGGCCGTGATCGGATCGCATCACGAGAGACAATGAATTGTGCACCGGCTCCGAAGGTGAATTCATGATTGATCTTGGTTTGACCAAATACTCGTGCGTAGGTTGTGATCAATAGTTCATGAAGACTAAAGTCGGTTGGGTCATAACATAGATTGATCGCATGGACATGATTGGAGATAGGATAAAAGGACAAAGAGCGATCAAAGTTCTGAAGTCGGTATTCTAGATCGGGTGAATGATCAAAAGGATGTCCTTGTAGAAAGCAAGTATAATCATCTAGATGATCATAATTTTGAATGATATGATACAGATAAGTATGACCTTCTCGTCCCACATTTGGTAAGTTAATCACAGGATGAGGACTAATGGGAGTGGTAGGACCTTTATTGTAAATTACGCATTGTTTAATTCCACCGGTCCAATCAATATTTTCTTGATATCGTGCTACAACAACTTTCATATTAGTTCTTTCTTCTTTCTTAGTTTTTAAGCAGTCTAAACATTTATCTATCATAATAAAAAGAGATGAAGGTTCACATCTTTTTACTATGTTACAATGAAGAACTAATGTTACCAAAAACGTTGCGTCATTACAAAACCAATTTTCCGAATGCAACAATTACTGTTTTTGATAATCATAGCACGGATCAATCCATCAATATTGCTCGTGATGCGGGTTGTCGTGTGATTTCATATGATTCATTGGAACAACAAAACGAGCAATTATTAATTTGGGTAAGAAGTCATATGTGGAAAGATTATGTAGATGTTCCATCATGGGTCATTATGTGTGATATGGATGAATGGTTAAACGCAACCGAGTATGATTTACAAAAAGAGTATGATAAGGGTACTACTGTAATCACGACACAGGGTGTGAATATGGTAGGAGAAAGTAAGGTAGCGGATTATTCTGATATTGATTTATTTTCAATTCATCGGGGGTTCTTTGATAACAATATGTCCAAACGGGTATGTTTTTACTATCCAGCAGTGAGTATGGAATATTGGTATGGGGCACATAAGAGTTTTCCACAAGGACATGTTGTATTTAGTGAAAAGACATATTACTTGAAACATTATGATTTCTTGGGTCCAGAATATCTTGTAGAGAAACATCGTAAGAGATGGGAACGAAACGTGGTCAGTCGTATGAATGGAATGAATCAGCATTATTTTGATGAACGTGAGAAGACATTGGAAGTATATCAGCAGGCATTGAATCGTTCAATTATATTCGACGCTCCTCATACGTCTGAAGCACACGAATAATAGTACGTTTGGCTTCTAATAGTTCATGAAGGGTAGGAATAATGAAATCTTCAGAGCCATCGGGACCGGGTTCAAATCGATGACAGAAGATCTCAAGGATCTCTTTTTCAATGAGACCAACATCGTCGACATGACATTGAAGAATGAGATAGATTTCAGAACCTTTGGTATATTTATGAAGTCGTCCGATGCGTGTATCGGGACATTGAGAGGTGCGCCCGACTTTATAAATGGGGCGATTCAAAGACTTGAACTCACGTGTACGTACGAGATAAATATATCCATGTTTCTCTTCAATATCATAGGTCATGCCTTTCATAATACGCCGACGTTGACCCTGTTGGAGGGCAATGGATACTGTTTTTTCCTCTTCTTGTGACATTTTTATTATATACAACTACAATAAAAATATCATTTAAAACACAAATTATTTACGTGTAGATCTACGTTTCTTGTGATGTACACGGCGTTTTTTATGGGTGCGATGCTTCTTATGAAAACGTCGTTTTCCACCAATTTCACCTTCGTAAGGTAAAAAGAATTCAGTGACAAAACCATCGCGATTATATTCGAATGATTCTTGACTCATGATGGTAAATTTTGTTTGATCGAACATAAAAATGGGATGTTCATATGTTTTTCCATTTACAGTAACAGAACCGTTCATGATAAAGATATGAATGGGAAGAGAAAGATATCCTAGATTGTCTGTCCATTCATATTTTGAAAGAAATATCTGATAGATGTCATCAGGTTCACCTTCATGAAGAGGTATTGTTAATGTACCCATTGTACCTGAATTATTTTGTGGCATAATAATTGTAACAGGTAGTGCCGGCAAAGGTGACATTTTCTAATGTATCGATATATTTTTCGTCTATTCTTAGAAAGAAAACGCGAAAAATACAATTCCACTCTACCAACGAACAAGGTGTTCATATGAATTTCAAATTCTTACTGATGCTTACCAACGAACATAATCAAATGGGGTATTTATGTTTATACCGACTTGGCGCTTCGAATGAACGATAGTTCTCATTGAATGGAATCGATTCTTGGGTCTCCGTATGTCTCCTACAGGAGATCAGAGCCCTTTGGATACTATTCTCATATAGAATATGATATCCGTCATGGATTATTTTTTTATAATTTTACTTTTTTTACACGTACGTACATGTCACACAATATAAAAACAATATTTACACAACTGTATCCCGATACGCAAAAATTAATGCGTAATATTAAATGTGTATTTCTTAATACATATTTGTACTTATGTACATTGCTGTGAGGGATACAAGGGTCCTGGATAAAAACCTAAAAACCTTAAGTACCGAAATAAATAAATACAGAAAAAAACTCGAGTCATACCTTTTTATGCGCGCTACCGAATGCCGATGCTGATGCTGATGCTGATGCCGTCTTGTGCCGTCTGTCTTGAACCTGAAATATAAAAAGCCCAAAGGAACCATAGAAACCATTTCTTCAATATTGCAAACTACTTCTCAATCGCTGATTAACACATTGTGTTAAAATGGTTAGAGAGAAGATGTGACGCGTACTGGACGCAATGAAGAATATCATCTTCTCAATCGCGGATTAACACATTGTGTTAAAATGGTTAGAGAGAAGAAGGTGCGATAGTGTTTGTCTGCGTGTAGACCAACGAATTGTTGTGATGCCTGTATCATAACTATCACATATGATTTCTGTTAACTACCGTGTTTGTCTGCGTGTAGACCAACGAACTGTTGTGATGCGTGTATCATAACGGTAGTAGTATTACTGTTTTATTTTATTTGCTGTAATGAATTCCTGGTCGCGGAATTCTCCTTATCCTGTATTCGCTATCTTATTATTAAAGATGGGGGGATTGCTGAACGAATACTTCTATAAAGTGTAAAAGGGAAAACGAGTTCATTATCCCATTATCGGGTCTTATCATCCCTAAAGAGCTACATGCTCTGTTTGCTATATTCAAAAGTTTCAGTCACGTTGAAATGGATTGTTTGCTGTATGAATATTGGATAAGATTCTACTTCTTATTGCTGTATTCTATTAATTAATTACGACATTAAGGGATTGATTGCTGTTAGAATACAAAGAAGAGAGGAAGGTTTGCCTTCCTACCCATACCATAGAAATGATCTTTAAGTTACAAACGCATACTCTTATTCCAGACCTTGCGCACCGGATCGTAGCGTTCGTCATCCAAAATCGCACGCATTCCTTGGTAAGGGGTTTGAACTTGAATACCGCCCTTCTGAAGAGCCTTCAACATACTTGGACTCCAACCGGATAGTTGAACTACGCCTTCTTGATCCGCCTTCGCGTGAAAATCTTTAAACTGAGCGGCCACATTCCAAATGACAATGCGCGGGGGCTTCCAGCCATTACCTTTGCCCCATACATACTCGCCAGCCTCTTGAAACTCACGGCGAATACGAGTCAATTGGGTCTCCCATGCGGAGCAACGAAATGAAGAGGCTCGATTGGCCGAATCAGATGCCTGATCAAATCCCATATCGGTAATCACAATCAAATCCTCAGGAGCCTCATCAACCTGTACCTTATATTGAATCATGCGAGCCAAAATCATTTGACAAGCCTTGTAAAAGTCAGTATTCAGACCCTGTCCGCAATCTCGAAGCGAATCCACTTTCTGTTTCAAAGTGGCACAGCCATTAAAAGAATGCCACTTAGGAGTCGCATCAAATGTAAGGATATAATCCTTGAAAGATGGATGAGTACACTCGGAAATAAGAATACCAAGTGCCATAGAAATCTGAAGAGGAAGTCCCGCCATGCTACCGCTGAAATCGCACATCGCCACCGCCTTACCCAATCCACCAAGACCCATTGTCTCTTCACGAATGGAATCCCATTGTGCCTGGTTAATCGCGTGTTGTTCACGATTGGAGGCATGATGCTGTGCCTTTGTCACTAGCTCATGGGGCAATACCACATTGGCTCCATGTGCCTTCTTCTCGCCTTTTGTCAGGCTTTCCGCAAACTCCTGAAAGTGTTCACGACAGATCATACGATCATTGCGGTTTGGATAACGAAGTTCGTCGTCTTTCTCATTCAAAAACGCCTTATCATGAAGCTTCAGACAACGACCAGGAACGGACTCTGGATCGATCTTTCGCCAGGTACCACCACACATGTCGATCTCCACCGTTTTCAATACCGAATTCATGAAGCTGGTTTCCTTGCGATAGCGAATCAAACGCTTGAGTTCAGAGTCTTCGTTTGGATACAACGCATTGGCAATTTTACGAGCAAGACCTGGGTAGGTTGCCGACTTCTCGCGAGGCAACCACTTTGCCAACAATGATAGGGAATGTGTCTCACCTGATGCAGCACTTGACAAATCATCCATGAATCGATTGTATACAATATCCAAAATATCCTCTTTCAGTTCGGGAATATACGTCCAGATCTCCCATATGTCACGCCAGCAACCATATTCAGGAACCAACTTTAGCATGCGACGAGTGGTATTGGGGTGATATTGGTAAAGTGCCTTGAGAAGCTGATAGAATAACTTCTTCTCACCCTTTCCGCCACGAATATCTCGAGTCTGAAATGCCATCACGAATAGATCGCGCGTTTCCTCCCATGAATCATGATTAATCACCTGCTCTACCCACTCCTCAATATAACTCTCTTCTAGGCCACGATTCAACATGGTAAATAGGGTAACACGCGCATCACCCACACCCTCTTCCGTGTACACGTCGGCACCGTTCACACCCTGTTTATGTTGTGAGTTCATTGCTTGTACAAATGCCATATTATGATAAATAAGGCACGAGTCTTTAAATTACATCCATACAATAGAAATGAGGCAAACAGTGGAACATGATTTACTGATGAGAGGTATTAAACTCCTTGATATCGGCTATATTAATATACTGTATGTATTTGTAGCACTTGTTTTTGCGAAAATTACAGATTATATGATGGGTCAATTTGATTCTACACAAGAAATCAAAAAAGAGAAACCACGTTTAACGCTAGAATTCATTTTGGCACTATGGATCTACGGTATTGCCATCTATATTGCGCGTAATTTTGTTGGTCTTATTCCATTTCCATTAGACGGGTATCAAGGGTTTGAACATCGTCTTGTGAAAGAACTTGGTTCGGCTACCGCATTTACTTTTACCTACGTATTATTTTCAGATTATATTAAAAGTAAGATGTTATTCTATTACAATGTTGTTTTGAAGTAATCATTACATAAGTGCTTCTAAATCTGCCACAATTCGTGATGGTCGGGAATGAAATCGTGTAATACTATCATTTCCTACCATGAAATATAGCCATTTTTTCGAACTTTCTTTGTCCATTCGCATGAATCGGCATAAATTGGATCCAGGTTCTTGGAGCCACGATTCAAAGAGTGTTCGTAGCTGAGAAGGAAGACGTGAATGATAATCAATGTATAGCAATCCTAAGAATAAATACATGTCTCTCCCTTCTTTGGGACAAGGATCTGTAGCAGGATATACCGTACTCAATGATAATTCAGCTATATGAGTTTCTGTGGATCCAAGACACGAGAACCCAAAATCGATCAGGGTGAGCGATCGTGAAGAAGTGAGATCAATGATCTCATTTTCGATGGTTAGGATTTTGATCTGGGGAGGATGATCCACAACCAGAAAGTTACTGGGAGTTAGATCGCGATGATTGATCCCAATCCGTTGATCCAAATGCCAGATCATCGCACAGAGTTGAAGTAGACAGTCAATGATAATGGTAGAAAGAGAAGAAGATGGAGCCGATTCTAGATATCGATCTAAGGTACATGCGCCTTCGATCGGTTCCATGGCAAATCCGATCGATTGATCGTGTAATGAAACTAGACGCAGTACTCGAGGAGCGCCTTTTGGAAATCCGATGACAGTAAGATGTTCTGAAACTAAATGTTGAATACATGCTTCATATAATAAACTTTTTCCAGGAAGAATCGGGCGTTTAATGTATACGTGCTTTTCTTCTTGCCCTTTGCGATATGTTCCCCAATCGATATATCCAAATGCCCCGTGAGATACAGTATGAAGACATGTAAGGGATTCTTCAGGACGATCAATATAGATCGATGGATTGATGATCGATTGATGACATGGAATCCGAATGGAACGCAACCATCCCGCAGATCGAAGACATCCTTCGATGGGATATCCTATCCCTGTCAGAGAGATCCACGCGGTACATTTTCGATCTTGAACGCACATGCTTCTCACTATTGATACATGTGATTATGAAATCGCAAGTTGTCCCACCGATGAAAGAAGTTGTTTCATAGCAGGAGAATTCTGATATTGTTTAGGATCTGCTAATAAATACGCAGTGATCTCACGTGGATGTTCATACGCACTTTGAGGTAAATTCGGAAAGTAATCAATTATCTCTTTAGGGGTATGTCTAACATGATATTCTTCTTTTGTATTATAAAACCAAATGTTTACTTCGTTAATATTGGGAAGAGAGATATCCTGAAATACAGGAACAGGAACCCATGTATCTTGATAGATCCATAATGGAGAATCAAAGGTATCAGGATTCAATCGTCTATTTTTTTCCAAAAAGGCAGGTAACATTCCAGACCATTCTGTCCATCCCAATTCTTGAAATACGCGTACCCATGTATCTGTATATTTTCGCTGATGAATATGCCATAATTCATGAATAATGGTACTCAATGAGGTTCGAATTTGATCCAGTTGAGAAAAACAAATGATCTGATAAGGTCGTGTATGAGGCATTCCGCCATCGGCAGACGGCATCAAGGGAATGACATAAATGTCTTGAAGATCCATTTGGAGCCGTTTTGGAAGGCGTGATACAACCGCATCAAGAATAGATTGATATCGTGAAGAATCATGAGAACTAACTGAATTCACGGCATAGGTAAGTTTACGTCGAGCCTTTGCATTGATCGGATCATGTTGACAACTTTCCAAATAAAAATCAACTGCCTCTGCATCGGTAAGAAGTCGTTCTGCAATGTATTTATTATCCACAAACTTAAATTTCAAACGAGTCGGATGTGATGTAGTATTTCCCATTTCTATTATGGAATGATTTAAATAAATGATATTTCACACAGATAGAGTAATGGAATTCAAAACATTAGAAGAAGCACAAGATGTTTCTAAGATTCATGCGATCTTTTCACATGATAACAAATTAACATCCTCTACTACACCGTTATTTGTAGTAGTAGTCGGTGCGCCCGGTGTTGGAAAAACAACACAGACTAAAAAGATTTTACATCAACATCATTATGATTATGATCAATTCTATAATGTATCACTTGATAGTTTGGTAGAACGTGTTCGACCGTATCGAATTACCACAAAATTATTGTATGATGAATTTCGAAAGAAACGTGGTACACAACATCTTACCGACGATGATTATGCTATATTAAATGAGATCTATATGGCAACAATTCGTTCTCGTGATCGGATGTTTGATTCGAATTACACGATTCATCGAATTTTAAATAAGATGGAAGGGCGTGAAAAAAGACAAAAAGAACTGTCTAAAACGTCTCATTATAAAACATTAACAGAACTTCGTAAAAAAGGCCTTGAATATGGTATTCAAAAAGGATATAATATTATTTATGATACAACATTTAGCTCTACGAATAATGTAATGGGTGATGATATTTTACCATTATTAGAAAAGCAAAAGAAGGTAACCTATCAAATTCTGATCATTCATGTAACATCCACTGAAGAGCAAATTCGAAAACAGTTGAAATATAGACATACACAAATGATAAAAGAAGGATACATTCGAGCAATTGGTCCAAAACTAACTAAGAAATTTATGGAAGAAAATAAAAAAGGCATGAAATATGCGGAACAGTATTGTACGTCAAAATATCAAGTAGAACATCCACATACGCGTTATACACCCGATCATTTCATGTTTGAAACGATCTTCAATGAACCAGTTCCAATACCAATGCCCCCATCACGATTTTCAAATGATGATTATATTGAACAGGAGAAAAATACAATTCGTTCTCCACGAGCAAATGCGAGTACACGTAAAAAGAAAAATATGGGACTACGAAATACCATGAAATTACGATGATGCATCTTTTGCTTTCTTATTCGCAGCACGTGTTTCTGCTGCTTTTGCGGCGCGTTTTTTCTTATCATTATTGTTAACAATCATCGAATCGAGAAGGAAACTACTCATGGTGGTTTGTTTGGCAACACTTAGACGAGTCACGGGTTTTGATACAGGAGTCTCCGTTTCATCGGTGCTTACTGTTTTCTTTATGGTAACAGGACGTGCGATCACAGTAGCACCTTTGAACATACTTGTAATCGCATGACGTGTACTTGTATTCTCGAATCGTCGTAAACAATCCGAGAAGAGAAGCTCTGCTGCTTTTGCTTCTCGAAATGCGAGATACTTATCTAAATCTTCGATAACGGTGGGACATCCTTTAATCATCTCTGGTTTAAAACCAGGAATCTGTTCGAGCAATAATCCAAAGGCTTGTGAAATCGGATTTTGAAGTTGATGTTCAATATAATGGCGATAATCAGGAATCAATTTGTTATCTTTAATGAATTGAGGAGTTTCAATTCGCTCACCCTGTAGTTTGGAAGCTTCCTGACCCGCCTTGGCACTAATATAGACATAACCAATTCGGTCGCCAGCGGCAGGAGCATTGCCTGGATCTCGCAAGGTAATGCGGTCAGCCAATGCTTTATGAGCAATACGAGCAGGGTCGGCATAGTCCGCACGCAGTGATTTGGTAACGGTAAGCTGTCCAAGACTGACTTTTCCATCTACCAATTCTAAGCACTTCTCTTTTACAAATTGAAAGGCCCCCACCACATCTCGCTTATCCAATAACATTTTCATAGCTCCACCAAAGATGGTCTTAACAATGGGAGCATTATCACGGCGTTTCAATGCGATACCCATGTATTTGTGAACATAATCGTCTGGATTTTCTTCATACATGTTTCCAGCATATCGTTTCTTTGAAAACATTAGAAGAGGGTCAAATGCTTTATCAAACTCAAAATCATGGGGAGCGGCAAGGGATTTTGTAATGAGTGCGCCCGCTTCATCTGTCATTTCGATGGTTGCTACACGTGCTTCACGACCGGTCAATCGTTCACCTGTTTCAGGATTTCTAACGTTAAACTCGACGAATAGAGAATCCGTATCACCATACATCACATTCGCACATCCATTTTTCAAGTTTGCGCTTGGACCATAAAATTTTTCAATCGCCGCTTTGGCAAACAGAATCTGTTTACGACCATAAGCAGTAACCGATGCAGCCAATGCTTGTAGACGAATCTTAAATGTACCCGAACCCAGTTGTCCATAAAGTGAATTGCCTGTCAGCTTATAGGCCAATTGTTCGGCATCCAGTAACGCATATCGTTCAGGGTCTTTCTCAGCTTTCATTTCTTTCTTCTTCGCACTACGAGCAGTAAGAAGCCATGTGGTAATCTGTGGTAAGGTAGACTTGGTTCCATCAAGTGGTTGGGCAAATCGGCAGATACGACGACCACACTTGATTTTACGAGGATGTTTTCGAGTATCTGACGGGTCAGAACGAATAATATCATATTCAATGTCAGTAAAGGCATATCCTTCACATTCGTCGTACATTTCGGAACCCCATTGATGCGCAATTAATTCACCGTCATTTGTAAAGTCTTTGACCCAGAGAAGGGAGTCGTGACTAATATTTTCACTTACAATGGTGGAAGGATACAGAGACGCAAAGTCACATACACCAATGGGACTCGTCGAATAGAATCCAGGCTGAGGGTCCAGTACAATGGCACCTTCATAGGAATCATCTGCTCCCTGAGTGGGGGCGGGCAACACGGGAATAAGAACACCGCGCTCTCGGCAATATTTAAACATCAACGATTCGATTTTGATACCTTGGCCACGGGTGAAAATGTAACTCACAGGCACTGAACAAACATTCGCCATTGACATGGAGTTGTTAAAGGTTTCTAGTTTTCGATATAGGTCAATCACCAGGTCACAATCTTGAAGACAGTATTTGCCGACAATGGCGCGTCCTTCCGCACTCTCACGATGAAGACGAAAGATATCCTGGGGACTAACATCATCCTTTACTACGACCCATTTTGTGGCATCTTCCATTTCAGCGAGGGCATCTTCATCTAAGTTACATGTAAATTGGAGAACGTTACCATCAACTGCTTCTACCATTAGTTTATCGGATACGGTTTCACCGGTTTCATCAAGAAGAGTGATTGCACGACCAACACGGACATCCTTGATGGCACCTGCCACTTCTAGGCGCAGTGTTCGAGTTTCAGGGTCATAGGTTTGTTTCTTCAGTTTTCCAGACATGAAATGTTTCGTTACTTCATCGAGTTTATAAGAGGGCAAGACATTGTTGCGTTTGATATAATGGAACAAGTCAATTTGAAGACGACCCTGCGTGGTCCAGATGTACATGCGATTGTCACCCATGGCGGAAGAACTAAGAAACTTTTCTTCGAGTTTGAGTTCTCCAGAAAGTTCCATCAGACGATTCATCGCATGGAAGGGAGCATTGTCTTTGACAAGCTTGAGTTCTTCGGCACGCGCCCATAGGTAGGACTCATCAAAACCAAATACGTTATAACCAATGAGAATATCGGGATCACGCTCAATCATCCAATCAAACCAGGCAGTAATCATCTTGGCCTCAGTAGGAAAGGCATGTACTTCAATACCAGGAATCTCGGCACAATCAGGAAAGACAAACAAGTGTCGTTCGGTTGTTTCTTTGGTACCACGAGTCAGTGTCGTTCCAATCTGAATCACGGGGTCGCCTTCCAGAAGGAGATAACGCTGAAGTGTTTTTTCGAGAAGCGCCTCCATTGCTTCTTGTCCATCAGCCAGTTCAAACACGGCATCAAACTGGACCGATGCTTTTGTAAGCGCTGCGAACACCATTTCTAGGTTCATTCCTTTGCGAAAAGTGGCATAAATGGGTGTCATTCCCTTGACAAGAGTCTCAGGAGGATTCATGTCAGCCGTACACAGGCTGTTTCCGATTACCTGGGAGATGTCATTTCCAGTAAGGTTGAGTTTGAGAAGTTCTTTTGCAGTTTTGCTCCAGGTTCGTTTGGGAACAGGAAAATCACCGGTTCGTGAGAAGCACTCAATATCCCAAGAAGCAGTCAAGAAGGGAGCAGAGACACGGGGTCCATGTGTCGGCACAATTTGTTCATAGTCACATTCAATCACTAGTGAATGACCGTCCTCGCTAGTAATGGATTGTTTTCCATCTTTTACAAGTACCCATCCACAGGGTTGGATATTTTGAACATGAAGAAAGCGAAGCATGGGGTCAAGATTGGCCTCGAAGACTTCGACTTTTTTGCCACGCGGAGGCGGAAAATCGGGACGTTTTGCGACAATGTTCATGTTGTCATCGATGTACATCGTGGAGTTTAGAAACTCATCCAAGAACATGGTACGTAATGTACGAAAGAGACTCAGAGAGGGTACATCGATTTGAAGAAAGGGGAAGAAGGTTCCAGCGGTAAATCCATAGAAGATTTTCTTGGTAATGCGAGTAATGGTAAGTTCGGAGAATTCAATTCGTTGTTTGGTGAGTTGTTCCCGAATGTATTTTTGAATGGTTTGGGCGGCGGCGGATGTTCTCTCTTCAGGAAGTCGAAGGTACATGGTGGGACGAAATCCCGTCACATCACAACGAAGCGGTTGACCGGTTTCAGTAGCTCCAAACAAGTGAATGATAAATTGTCGTTGAGAAGCGGAAGTTACTTTTTTCTTTTTTTGGCGACGAGTTTGAATTTCATCATCCTCGTCGGAATGGGAATCATAAGCGACTTCCACCACATCCTCCTGCTCGGATTCGATGCGCATGTCGCGTGCTTGGATATCTAAGAGATGAAAGACGAGGTCAGACATAACTCGGGATAACTATTTCCCAGAGGGAAAGTGTGTTCAATTTTTATACACGACGATGACGCATAGTACGTCTCTTTTGCTTACGAGTAAGAGCACGATGAGAGCGTTTATGATGTTTACGCGTTTTTCGTTTCATAATGAGTGCAGCCGTGGCCAATAGCGCGGCGGGAGCAGCAAGGGTATAAGCGGATTGAGACATCGCAGCATATAAACTTCCACCTTTAATGGAGCTAGGTTCACGGATGGTTTCCAATTCATTGTCATTCACATTGGTGGGAGGAATCGCCAGAGATGGTCCGTTGGAAGGGGGTGAATAGAGAGAGGCCTGTACTTCTGCATCTTCTTCCATAATTTTCATGTTCGCATTTTTATTGTTAGGCTTGTTATTATTCATGTTTGGAATAGTGGTAACCGACGATTTTGGCTTGTTAACTGCTACAGAAACACCCTTATTTTCACCCATATCCATGGAGGAGGTAGCAACAAAATCTGGAACATTTACTTGGAGTGACTTGATAGCGGGTGCGGATGTACGCATATTATTTGGAGCAAGAGGGGTATTCATTTCTTGCTCTACTGTGGCATCTTCATCGGGCTGTTCTGTGGTGAGACCGGTGTTACGTGCCATTTGTGCGGATTGGTTCATCACTTCCGTCATCACTTTCGTATCTTTTACGGGTTCTACGGTAGTTACTTCATTTCCATTTGAATCAACCATAAGAACACTGGGATATCCTTCTACATTGATTTCTTTGACGTTCTGATTATTTTGTTTCAGAACTTTATTAACTTCAGGAACCATGGTTTCATTCACTTTCACAGCTTGAATGGAGCGATTCGCATTTTTTGCTGCGGCATCAAAATGTGGCATGAAGTGATGACAATGTCCGCACCAATCGGCATAGACAAGTACAATAGTGAGAGGTCCCTTCTTAATTCGTTTCATCAATGCGCCTAAGGCACCTTTGGATCGCACATCAAGAGGTGGTAAAATGCTTCCCATATTGGAATGTCGATGTCCCCGAGCAGTTCTACGGGGTTTAAATTTATGTGGACCTTTTCGAGTGGCCATTCTACTTTAGGATTCTGTTATTAATATAGATAGACAATGGAAGGATCGATACCATATACCATCGTCATTTTATTACTTATCGGATATATGGCGATTTATCTGGGAAGTCGTAAATATTTCGAGACCTTTCAAGATTCAGTAGAACAAGGCCAACGATTTAATCAAGATGGATCTCCCAATACAAATCCGAACGCATCCTTGCCGGAAAAACAGTATCCAGCACAACCTGAAACCGATCAGTATGAAGTATCAGCCGTCTTTCAAAATCAAGGATCCCGAGAGGCTTCTCAACAACAAATCAGTGATGCGATGACCCGGTATCCACTAGATTGGTCGACACAAGGACCTGCTTCACAAGTATTTCAGGAAAAGCAAGTACAATATACGAAAGAGTTAAATTATGCGACACAACCTGCTCCTTATTCTGAGCAGGGTGTGGAATCTCCTGTTGCAGAATCACCTGAAGAAGAGGAGCGTAAGATTCTTCAAACCTATCAACCAAAATCAAGCAAAGATTTACTTACCTATTCGGTGGATGATGTGAAGAACTTACTTGATAAGGTATATGATAAGAAGGGTTTGATTCCAGTGATTCAGAAATCAAAACAGGGTGAAAACATCTGGGAGATTACAGAAGTGAAGGAGAAAAATCCAAAGATTGTATGGGAAGATGATGTGGAAGCACAGCAATCACAAATCAAGAGACAGCGTGGAGAGGAGACCATTGAAGTCCCCCATCCGGCTTCCGATTTAGCGGCAGGATTAAATCCATTTATGAAGGCTCGTCAACGTGTTAATAAAGGTAAAAATGATAATCCGCAATGGACACCAGGCGTGGACCGTATGTTTACACCATCTTATCCCATTCCTGCTTGGAATTAATTATATTGTTTATATGTTATATAACATAATTTTATTTTTTTGTAATATTATATTACAAAAAAATAGTAACCTAAACCGAATAAACTGGATAGTAGGTAGGATGGGTAGCTATATTTCATTACCATATGCATCACGAAAAGTGGTTCATCTAGAGCCAGGTAAGCCTAATGTGAATGGAATTGATGTAGAAAATACGATTACTGTGATTGAGTCGGCCGACAAGCGACCTTTGACACCGATTGCGGAAGAGGTGAAGCAACAAGTGAAAGAAGAGGAAGAAGTGAAAGAAGAAGTAAAGGAGGAAGTGAAGGAAGAGGAAGAAAAGGAAGAAGTAAAACCAGTCGTAAATGAAGTGGTTGATTTTCCACCAGTGAATTTGAGGATTGTGATCCCTACTGATGCGCCATCGGAGGTTCTAGCGGAGGTTGTTCCTTTGCCACACACTGGAGATGTATCACGTATTCCTGAGTTTGTTCCAAATATGAATTCGGAATCTCATGCGATCAAGAAGTTCAATCGTCGTCATCGCAAGAATCCTAAGAATTAACCAAATGTATTTTCAGTGGCGTAACACATACGAAGAACACCGTCTTTGTCTTTGTGTTTGTCATGAAGCTGTTTCATGGTAGAACTCGTCATAGGCATTGTATTTCCGATAAAGATATACATTGCCTGTTCAGGTTTCAGCATAATCCATCGGCGAATGGTGGCAAGAAATTGTGCCATGGTCAATTCGGAAGGAACCAAAAATTTATGTTTGCGAATATCGGGTACGGAATCATTTGAATTAGGCGACTTAGTAACAAATACAGGGATTTTATCAGGATGATTTTTCTGTAAGCGATCTAATTCGCCCTCTCGGAGTTGAAGGTGACTCATTGTCTACTTCTCGTCTATTTTATTTAGGCCTAAACAAAACATAGTATACAGTTTGATAGTATGTTTTGGTTGGATACAAGAGAATCAGAGTTAATCACAATACTAACGGATATAACAGTAAAAGCACTTCCTGTCGGTGATATCTGGATCGGGGTAAATGAAGAGGGAAAAATGTCAGAAGGAGGTCTGATTATTGAACGTAAATCCATTCGCGACTTAGAAGCATCCATTCTAGATGGGAGATATCGTGAACAACGTGGACGTATTTTAGCATTTTGTGAAGAAAACAAAACACAACCTATGTATATTTTGGAGGGTTCCTTGTCGTCGAATACAGGACGTCTTCAAAAATCGGCGATCATGAAGTTCATTCAACGCCTTGTACTTCATTATCAGATTCCTGTGATCCAATCCAGTTCGGTTCATGAAACATCTGAATTGATTCAAACACTGATGGAACAATGGAAGGAAGATCCGACACGTCTTCGTCAGACCACAGAACGGATCAAAATGACGGATGGGATCCATGTTCAAAAGAAAGTCAATGCAGCAGATCCAAAACAGTTTGCCATTGCGTGTCTGGCACAGTGTCCTGGAGTATCGGTAAAAATGTCAGAAGCGTTAATTAATCAGTTTGGAACATTAAGAGCAATCATGGATGCTCCTGTAAAGGATATCGAAGCGGTTAAAGTGGGAGCAAGAAAGATTGGCCCTGCCGTATCGAAGCGTCTTCATGACATCATCACGGCAAGTTCTCCATTGTGATAATGATGGTATAAAAACGCAGTTAAACCAACGAGTGTATCAACGGCTATAAAACGGTAGGCACTTGGAATTCCATGAAGCGCCTGATACGCAAAACCAGCCCATAATAGGGCGTGTACAGGACGAAGATTTTGCCACCAAATCTTAGAACCAAATACTTCAGGTCCTGTATTACGTTCTCCAATAAACATGATATAG